CGAAACACAAACCAAAATGGAAGTGGTGTCCGGGAAAATGCCTCGTTCACGCTGAACACGCAAGACCGTCATGCGGTGGCATACGATGCAAGAAACAACCGTCTGAATGGCACGGTGAGCGGAACGCTCCAAGCGAAAGAATCAGGGGGATGGAGTTTGAATTACATCAACCCGGTCATTCAGCCGGATGTGCTACGCCTGCCGGAATGGATCGTGCGCCGCCTGTTGCCGATGGAGTGTGGACGATTGCAGGGCTTTCCAGATGGATGGGGAGAAATTGCACCGCTGGCGAATGAAACGGAAATCCAGTTCTGGCGGGAAGTGTATCTGAGAAACTGCAAGATCAAAGGGCAGAAGCCAAAGAAGATCATTGCCAGGGCAGATGGAGCCAGAAGCGATGCCGCTGTGAAGAAATGGCACGACGAGCTGCACAGTCCGTCGGCGGAGTATTCCATGTGGGGCAACGGCATGGCCTTGCCGAATGCCCTGTTCTTCGTCCAAAATGCTTTCCGGGAATTGGGGAAGCCTGCGGCGGAGGTAAAGCTGGGCAGCCTGTTCGATGGAAGCGGGACCATGCCGCTGTGTGCTGTGATGTGCGGCGGGCTGTATGGGCAAGCGAAGTGGAGCCTTACCCTATTGCCGTTACCAAAACACACCTGCCGGAGATGCAACACCTCGGCAGCATAACGGACATCAAAGGCGGTCAGATTGAGCCGGTGGACATCATCACTTTCGGCTCTCCTTGCCAAGACCTGAGCATTGCGGGAAAGCGCAAAGGACTGGGCGGCGACCGAAGCTGCCTGTTCTATGAGGCAATCCGGGTCATCCGGGAAATGCTGTCGGCCACCGGCGGAAGGTATCCGCGCTTTGTCATTTGGGAAAATGTGCCGGGCGCACTGTCGTCGCATGGCGGAAAGGATTTTGAAATTGTTCTCAACGAACTTCTGCACCTCCGAGATTTTGCCGGAGGTGGAACAGATAAGCCTATTCGCCAGCATGGACGATGGGCGAAAAGAGCTTCCTACGGAACTGTTGCCTATCGAATTGTCAACGCTCAATACTGGGGAATCCCCCACCGTCGCAGAAGAATATATGCTGTCTGCGATACTCGTGGAGAATCCGCCACGATGGTCGCTTTTGAGCGTAACGGCACTGAATGGCATTTTAGACCGCGCCTCCCGGAGGGGGGGCAGACCGTTGCCTGCCTTGCTCCTGACTGCTATTCATGGCATGATCGCATGGTGGCAGCAGGAAAACCCCTGCGGGGGGGGGGCGAACGAGCCTACACCTTGAAAATTCGCCAAGGATGTGAGGGCGGCGGTAAGGGTCCGCTGGTGCAGACCGAACTTTCCGCTACGCTGGCAACACACCAAGATCAGAGCTTGATCCAACGTGCTGCCGGGTTTGACCTCGGAAATTCTGGCGGGATAGCCTATTCGGAGGAATGCAGCCCGACCCTGATGACTGGGGCAGGCGGAAATAAAACCGCCGTCGTACAAGATCAAAGGCTGATGGAATCGCTGGTGCTGAACGACCAAGGCGGGAAGAATATGGACGTTTCTGTGAATGTAACAGGAACACTCCGCGCACAAACACATGGGCACCTGCCTGTTGTGTTCCAAAAATCGGAGGATGAAGAAAATGAGACCTGATACCCTGTCGAAGCTGGCTGTAACTGCCGCAATTTGCGCAACGGTCGCCAGCGGAATTGCCGTTGGCATGGCAAACGGCCGGATCAATGACTTGGAGATGCAGCGGGATATTTACAAATCCCGCGCCGAGGACTGGGAGGGCACCGCTGGAATCGTCGCCCAGTACGCTGACGATCTGGCGGACGAACTGAAAATCAGGAGCAAACTGGACGAAAAATTAGATGTCGAGTATGCCGGGATTTTCAAATGCACTGCCTACTGCACCGAGAAATGGTCGCACATTTGCGGCACTGGAACCGGGATCACGGCCAGCGGTCAGCCGATTCAGGCGGGCGTGACCGTGGCGGCAGACCAAACGCTCCTGCCCTATGGCACAGTAATCTACATCGAAGATGTAGGAATCCGCATTGTTCAGGACAGGGGCAATGCGGTGCAGGGCAATCACCTGGACGTTGCTGTTTCTGGCAGCCATGAAGACGCTTTGAACTGGGATGGATACGGCGAACACCAGGTCTGGATCATCAAGGAGGCCGGCTGATATGCAAAAAGCGATTGCCATTGATTTCGATGGAACGCTTTGCACAAATGATTATCCCAATATCGGAGAGCCGAACTGGGAAATCATAGCAGAAGCGAAGATGGAACAGGCAAATGGCGCAGGGCTGATCCTCTGGACCTGTCGAGAGGGTGAAATGCTGGATGCCGCTTTGAAAGCCTGCGAGGAGTGGGAATTACACTTCGATGCGGTAAATGAAAGCCTGCCGTCTTGGAAAAAAGAATATGGAAATAACCCGCGGAAAGTTGGAGCATCCGAATATTGGGATGATCGCTCCGTTCGGGTACGGAATGGACGTTTTGAGCATCCAGAGAATTTAAGCAAATACTCTGGATTGGACGTGGCGGACGAATCCGAGGCAGTGGCGGTCATGGAAATCGGAGAAGATGTTCTTGAGAAATTGGCAAAGACAGTTGGAGTAGAACGCGAACCCGGTGAATCTTGGCGTAGGCTGCGGAGAAGAACGGTTGAACAGATGGTAAAGGCGGTGAGATAAACATGGATTTCCCGGATAAAAAGTATTCCGTAATCTATGCTGATCCGCCGTGGAGCTACCGTCAGTGTGGAACAGGACCTAAAAGCCGGGGCAATGCGGCTCAGCACTATCACACAATGACGACGGACGACATCTGCGCATTGCCGGTCAATGACCTGGCGGGGGGGGGCACGGCCTGCTTCATGTGGGCTACGTTTCCACAAATTGCCGATGCTCTGCGAGTTATGGAGGCGTGGGGGTTTGAGTACAAGACCTGCGCCTTTGTTTGGATCAAGAAAAACCGCAAGAGCGATACAAATTTTTGGGGCATGGGGGCTTACACGAGGGCAAATGCGGAAATCTGTTTGCTTGGTGTAACGCCTGGATTCAAGGCCGCTGATCGGGTCAAGAGCCATGCTGTACATCAAGTGATTGAAACACCGATACAAGAACATAGTGCAAAGCCGGACGAAACGCGTAAGCGAATTGTAGAATTGCTGGGAGATGTTCCTCGTATTGAACTGTTCGCCCGAAAGCGTACTCCTGGTTGGGATGCGTGGGGCGATGAATTAGAATAGAAAGGAATCGACATGAAAGTAAGAAGAACCGAGAAAATCAAGGTTGACCTGTTCCGGGTAGGCGATGTCATTCGCTTTAAGCTGTCCGATGGTGAAAAGGTAGAGATGCTGGCCGTCAAGGAAGAAAACAACGGTATGATCTTCTGTTTTGCGGACTGCCTGGCAAAGGAATACAGCATGAACGCACAGAACACCAATGCGGGCGGCTGGGATGCCTCCGACCTGCGGAAGAAGCTGAACGGTGAAATCCTTGACCGCTTCCCCCAGAAAATCAGGAAGCTGTTGCTGCCTTTTGAAAACGGCGACCTGCTGCGCCTGCCGACGGAAAAGGAAATCTTCGGCTCAAACCCGTGTGGTGAAGATGAACCCGAAAGCGTGAGCCAATGGAAGCCGATGAAGCAGAGGAAGAATCGCATTGCTTCCCAGGGCTTGAACGGCGGATGGGAATGGTACTGGCTCCAGAATCGGGTGCCGAACTCGGCAGCCTCTTTCGCCTACGCGAACACCGCCGGCCATTGCAACTACAACGGCGCCTCGTGTGAGGCTGGTGTCCGCCCCGTCGCCAAGATCAAAAATCCCATATCCGCACCTGCCTGTCAGGTGCGGAACGATGAAGACGAGCAGGAAGGTTGAGGTAAAAAGCATGGATGGACTGGTTAAAACTCTCGGTACAGTTCTGCTTCTGCTGGCCGCGGCAATTTGGGCGGCGGTTTTGCTGCTGGTGCCTGCTGCGCTGGTGAAGTTCTGCTGGGGGTATCTGTTTGTATGAGGTACTGTGTCTTACTGAGAGCATCCGACAGACGCGGAACAAAAGAGTGCCTGCAGTATACGTTGGATGCTATCAATACAGAGGAAGCAGCTTGCGAGGCGAAGAAGCAAGCTGCAGAACACTATACAGAATTTGAACTGTTTGATGTTCAATCCATAGGAGAAGTGCGCACATGAAAATTGCAGCGATTACCAAAGTAATTAAAGACCGTGGCTCCTGCCGCCTGTATAGGGTACATGGATCGGACGATCTTGAAACGAAGTTCTACATCGGCACAAATTCTGAAATTTACTCGCTGGAAGGGTTCCCTAAGCCGTGGAGCGAAGCAGAAGTTATGACGATGCTCGGGATTGAGAAAAAGAAATGGGAAGATGTGATATACACCGCATACGACTGCAACAACATTACGGATGTCTGTGGTCTGAACCTCGAAGATGCTGTTCAGAATGAGGTTGAGTGCAAAACCAGCTATATTAACCTGAACATCGGCGGGGCACTTCTTATGGGACTGACAGACCCGGACGAAAAGACCATTGACTTCATCGCCGCAAGCAGGCTGGTTCCCGTTATGGACGAAATCAAGAAAAGTGACTATATCAATTACTGCTTGCGCCATACGGCGAGTGGTTCCCGGTACTACGTTATCCGGGATGGCATGATCGTGCGAGCAGCACTTCTGCCCGTCAACCTGTCCGGCAATTTGCTGGAAACGCTGCAGAAGATGGTGAACATGGCGCGGGAAACAGCGCGACTGTGCGAGACGGAGGATAAAGAGGCGGAATGATTTTAGCAAAAGAGGCAATCGAGAAAGCCGCCGACTGGTGGGCGGAAAGAATACTCGAAGATCGGCCACACAGCAATGGAGATAACAGCTTCACTTCCGTTACTGCGTGTCTCCTTGCTGACATGGGGCGGCAGAACATAACGCCAAATCAGGCGGACACGTTCAAAAAAGCATTGGCAAAACGCATGGCAGAATACGCAGAAAGTGGGATGTTTAACCACTTTTCCATCATGTGCGATTATGGTCCATGCAGGATGCTGGCCGATGCGGCCAATGAAGCGGGAATCAGTACCGCAAACTTCCCGTTTAAGACAACGATGTTTCTTACGGAAAAAGATGGCATTATGATACGCGATGGCTATGGCGCACCGGCTGTCAAGCTGTGGGGGTAACGACATGGACGAGAAAAAGAGTGCGCCGGCAGAAATCGAAACCGTCACCATCACCATGAGCCGCCCGGTGGCTGAGGCAGTGGCAAAAGCCTGCGAGATGTACCTCCGTCTGCATCTGGGGCAATTTGAAGACCTGATTGACGAGCTTTGCATGGCAAAGTTCTATGCTGCGCTGGAAAATGATTCATTTGACGGCAAAGAGGAACGGGATGAAATCTTCCATATCTCGATTGACCGCCGAAACATCATGCAGGAGGAAGTGGACAAGCTGTACAAGAGATACGTCCTTTCCGCTCCGCTTGATTACTGCATGAGAATCCCGTACCGGGCAGAACAGATCTGGCTTGCGATCCGCTACGCTCTGGCATGGCACGATAACCCGAAGGGCGACTACACGGTTCAGTATGACAAGCCGCTCAACCGTTCGGACCAGCCGCAGCCGATGGTGCAGCTGTACGAGGCACCCACCGAGGGAAAGCCTACCTGTGGTGGCAAGTGCGCAAAGTGCGGGAGGTGCTGATATGCAAAAGATGTTCAAGGCTATATTTTGCGATATATGCAGGAGAGTTGCATTTCAGGAACAGCTTGAGGGCGGGTTTCAGGATATGATGACAACGCAGGACTGGGTGACTGATTGGGAAGTGACCACCGATTTCAACGGATTCCCTTTGAAGTATCCAAGAGTAATTGACCTTTGCCCGCAATGCCGTGCAATGTACGGGAAAAGACCGCTCGGGGTCGGAGGAAAAATACAGCATCATGTGTGAGGTATTTACATGAGAAAGAACGGCGCAATGTTCATCTGCAACCGCTGCCGCAAGCAGGTATTTGCAGAGCGGCTCGACGACGGAAAGTATGACAGCAAACCGCTGGACGGGTGGGCACTTGATTGCGAAAGAATCTGTGGCGTTGGTGATCTGTGCCCGGACTGCTTCAAAGCGTACCGGGAGGCAATGGAGGGATTCTGGAATAGTGGAAAACATGGAGCCTGAGAAAATCTGTTGCAACTGCCGCTGGCACGAGGGATATACCGGGGTCTGCTTCAATGGCCTGTCGCTGAACTGCACCGATGTCACCGACATTGAGGACAGCTGCGAACACTGGGAAAAGCGGACAGATGACAACGGCATTGAAGACTACGAGGTAAACTGAAATGACAACCAAGAGAATGAAAAAGCTCCTGATGGGCATGGGCCTGTCACGGAACCAGGCAACCCGGATGATTCAGGAGCAGCGCACCGAAGGATCGAAGGACGTGAGCAACGCTCTTTACTTTCACGTCTTCCAAAAGAACTTCAATCTGATCGTGTCCAACTGCGGCGGCGAGGTGCTGCCCTATCTCAACAGCTTCGTTTTGAAGTGACTACAGGTTGAAGTCGTTTCCAGAGAATAAGCAAGCCCGTCGTAAAATTGCCGCCCTGACGAGGCGGCAAGGGGCTTGTATACCGAGGATAAACTAAGGGACACGGGAGCAGCGGCTTGCTTAAAGTTTGCTTAGAGCTTGATTAGAAGCAGCCGTTCCCGTGACGGGGGTACAGGGGGAACCCCCTGTATTGTCTCCCCGCGGCAGAAGTGCGTAACGGACAGCAGGGCTTCCCGGAGCGGGGGCGGGGGCAAGCATAAAAGTACACGGGCGGCGGGCGGTTTGGCCTTTATTCAGCAAATTGGACGTTTACGGGAAGGAGGACGTAGCGGGTATGGGCGGCGGCTTTTATGTCAGAGAACAGAAATACATCTGCGGCAAAAATTATGACACTGCGCCCACCATGCAGGCGGAGTTTTTCGAGGTTTCCGAGAAAGAGCATAAGGCCAGCACCCGGCGGAAGAAAGAACTCGCTACCAGTCTGGCGAAGGAAGCCTATAACCTCCGCAAATCTGGCCGCTATCTCGTTCTGCTGGTAAACACGAACTTCCGCCCCGGCGATTTCTCGGTTACATATACCTACGATGATGAACACCATCCGGCTCCCAATGACTTTGCCCGGGCTGACCGGGATTTTTCCAACGCTGTGAAGAAGCTGTACCGTCTTTGCGACAAGAACGGCATCCAGCGTCCGAAGTGGGTCGTGGTGACGGAGTATTGCACCATGGACCCGGTGACGGGTGAAGTTCTGGGGCGGCACCATCACCACGTCATTATGACCCACCCGGCGGGGCTGACCCGGGAAATGGTAGAACAGGCGTGGAATGGCCGGGGCATGGCCCGGTGTGAGCCGCTGCACTTCGACCACAACAGCGTGGAGAGCCTTGCCCGGTATATCGTGAAGAACCGTCGGTGCAAACGGCATTGGCGGCAGAGCCACGGCTTGCAGCCGCCCAAAATGCCCCGCCCGAACGACAACAAAATGAGCCGCAGCAAGCTCAAGGACGTGTGCGAGAACTGTCTGGAAGACCGGGCGTATTGGGAACAGATGTACCCGGGGTATACCCTGCATCGGTGCGAAGTCATCATCACGGGCAATTCAACCCGTCACCTGATCGTGAGCCTATACCGCAAGGAACCACCGAAGAACAAGAACAGGAGGAACCAGCCTTGAGCGCAAGAATGGAACTGGAAGACCTGCCGCCCCGGTATCGCGCCCAGGCGGAGAAGCAAATAGCCGCCCGATGCGCACGGAAAGCCCCGGCAGGGGCGGTATCGCTGGAAGCAGCGGCCAAGGCTGCCGGGGAGATCGGGAAAACCTTCGAGAGCAAGGGCGAGTATGATTTTTACATTGGCACGGTGCTGCCGGGCATCCAGTCCGGCAGGATCATCAAGGCAACGCCACACGTTGCCTTTCCTTTGCTGCCCGCAAAGGATTTTTGCGCCGTCCACCTCCCGGCGGCAAGGTATACGGCGGATTATGTGCTGGAATATGCAGACGGCACGGTGGAAGTGGTGGAAATCAAGTCAAAATTCACCCGGCGGGCGCAACGGGATTACATTTACCGCCGCAGACTGTTTATTGACCTGATCGCAGAGCCGCGGGGCTATGTGTTCCGGGAAATCATCACCCCGGACACGAAAAACGAGATCAAAGAATGGAAACGTCTGGCTGAACAGGCGGGAAAGGAATCATCATGGGCAAAAGCAGAGCAAGAGTGCCGTCGTACTACCGGCAGAGCATCCAAAATGCTGTAAATCGACAGATCAACCTTGGCCGCACCAAAACGGCGGCATCGCTGAACCGGGAGGCTATCGGGCAGGTCGTGTCATACTGCTTTGTGGCAGCGGCACACGACATTCTGGGTTTCGATGCAGGAAAGGCGGCTGTGCTGACCGTCAAGATGAACAATGCGGCGGAACGGTACACGCTGGATCGGGACAAACGAGGGGCGCGGAAAGCCCGCATTGCGTTGGAAGACCGCACCACGCCGCTGATGGTGGAAACTTTCCTGCTCCCGGCGGGAAAGCTGGGCAAGACGGCCAATGAGCGGGAAATCCTTGCCGAACGCCGGGATGCTGCTGACATGGTGGCCCGGTATTGTGTGGAAGCTCTACACGACATGAGCTATACCGTGGAGCAGATCGCCGCTGTCATGCAGGAGACCCGCTCCAACTTCGAGCAGTTCCTTGGATGGTCCGAAGATGGCGAGATGGTAGCTTACGAGAAGCTGCGCCGTGTGGTGGAGGACATCTACGGCGTGGGGGCTATGGTCGAGCGGGTAAACGGGCAAGGCCCCATCTTCGGAAGCGAGTTTTAATTTTTCGGGAGGCAGAGCATGAAGACACACGAGGCGGAAGCAATTTTGAAATACTGCGCAGATATTCCCCGCCGGCTTACGATCATCCGCCGCCAGTGTGCCACTCTGGACGACGAAGTAGACACGCTGAAAGGCATCAACATGGACGGTATGCCCGGCGGCGGGCTGCCCGGTGACAGCACCGCGGCAATGGCCTGCAAAATGGATGAACTGGGCATCGGTGACAGGTTGAGAAGTCTGGAACGTCAGCAAGCCATTTTGAAGTCCGATGAAGCTCTGATCCGAGGACAAATTGACCGACTGGACAGTGTCCACAATCTGATCCTGACAGAATACTACATCGGCCACAAAAAATGGGCAGAAGTGCAGGTCGATGCAGGGTACAGCATCCAGCATTTGAAACGGCTTCGGAACGTCGCTTTGCTGGCCTTTGGCCGGGGCATGGAGCGGCTGCCCGAGTGCCCTGCCTTATTATCACGCGCGTATAACGTGCGCGAGACCCTGCCCCGGGCTGACGCATGGGTTGAAGGCGATATTCTCTTATAGGGAAGATCGACCGTCAGAGCCTCACGCAAACGCGCTTCCGCAAATCGAGTCCACCCGGCGCAGAAAAACAAACACGACTACCCGGAAATGTGGAAAAGTTGGCAAGAAATACCCGGCGGGCTGTGCGGCCTGCCGGGTTTTGTGAAATCTGAAATTTTGGAGGGCAAATTTATGTGCAAATGGTGTGACAATCCGAGGTGTACGATCACAAAAAAGCAGGTTCTCGAACGTGGGCCGATTCTGCAAAGCATCGCAGAGAGCATGATGCGCCCGGCTGACGAGGAACACCCTGCGACGTACAGCTTCAAGGGGGTGCCGTGCTTTAACAGCGTAAGCGCACTTATCCCGGATGAAGACGATGAAAACCCTCATGCTTATTTGCAGTTCGTGTTTGACGAGGACGAGGGAACGCCGGATGGGTGGGAATGCACAGAGGTTGCATACCCGCTGACCTGGAAGACCGAGAAGGAAATGCAGAAAATAATCTTGGGAGAACAAGCATAAAATTGAGAAAGCCCGTCAGGTCATCGACCCGGCGGGCTTTTCGTTACTCTGTGGGGACGGTAAAGGTTATGCCAACCATTTGCGTGGATGGGGTTTCGGTGATGGTGAAGGTACGAACTCCGTGTTCGTCTTCGCTGCTAGACACCGTGACTTCATCGGTGGAAAGGCCGTGCATCATGCAATATTTTTGCTTCACGGCAGCTTCCGCCCGCTGCACGTTCTGATCCGGCTGGAATTGCTCCACGGCAGGGGTGCAGCTTTTTACAAAGTCATGCTTCAACTGGTCGATAACCGATTGAGCTTCCGGGAGAATGTGACTCATTGCTTGTCCTCCTTTTCGTTGGGTGCGTTGCGCTTGAGGATGATCTGCGGGGCATCCGGGGCGGCTCCCTGCTCTTTGGCGTACCGGGCGATTTCATCCGGCAGCCCGACGGGGAAACCGTTCTCGTCAAGCGGACCATCATAGCCCGCAAAGTCCACGATATGCACGGCGGGCGGCTCGGGGATCGTTTTGTAGTATCTGCCGTCCTCGTAGTTCTGATCTGTGACCCGGTTCCAATAGCCAATGTCGCCGTGCTGCTCCTGGGCGGCAATCATAGCGTCATAGGCTTGTTCCTCGGTCAATCCGTCGAACAGGAGCCGGGAACCGTCTGCAAAGGCAGCAACCAGCCGCCACGGGGCGAAAAACTCTGCGTCGTTCGTAGAAATACCTCCTTTTGGGCAGTTAAGCCCATAAATTGTAGGTTTTGTATCAAAAAAGCGGGTTAAATATGCGGAAATGGCATTCTTAGCCGCCAATGTGCATTTTTGCACAGTTTATTTCGTGGGGATGTACCCGTGCAAGCAGCGGTTGTGCCCATATTTCGTGAGGGCGGCAGTGACACGATCTTCCGGGAAATAAAATACAAGTTCATTTTCGTTGGGAAGACCTGCCCCGGCGGGATATTCAAGCCCGGTGTACCAGTCTGTTTCCATCTCATACTTGCGGCGCAGATACTTGTAAACGTCC